TTCCCATTTCAATTCCAATAATTACATATGAATTGGATACTCATAAAAATAATATTGAATATACCATATACAATCAACGTGAAGTAAATAGATTGTTAGATTACTTAGAAAATAGAAAATACATAGGAACTCCTGATGAATAAAAAGACCATTACCACCACCCCGATTAAATCATTTTTAACCTTTTTAAATGAAAGTGAATATTCAAAAGAACTAGAATGGGATAATCAGTACAGATATTTTAAAAACCTAAAGGAAATATATTCTTCACCTGAATATTCTATATACCAGGTTGGGGAATATGAATTCTTTTTAGTAGACGAAGATAATGATTATCTAGGTCAAATTACTTTTAATGATGAATGGAAGCCAGTAGATGGGATTCAAATATATACTACTGATTCTAATGGTAGGATTAAAGGGTTTTATAAGATTATGTTTACTCAGATTTTGAAAAATACAAAACATAAACTAATATATAGTGATGGTAAATTAAGTGATGATGCAATTCGTTCATATACTAGATTAAATACCGATCCTGCTTTTAATATTAAAATTAAAAACATGGAAACAAATGAAATAATAGATTTTGATCCTAAATTATTAGGACATAACGCTAGAGATAAACACTATTTAGTGTTAACTAAACTAAAATAAGAAGGAAATAAAATAAAATGAATAATAAAGTTAATTTAACTACAAAGATTTTACAATCTTTAGCTGTTTGGGTCGTTCAACAAGAATGGTTTCAAAAAATAATGATAGATAAAATAATACAAGTAAGCACTAAAACCAAAGATACAACAAATACAATTGACGATAAAGTATATGATTTTATCTATAGAAATAAAAGAGATCTTTTAGCAATATCGAAAAGAGAAGCTAAACTAACAACAACTTTGATAGATGATAATGTTGTAGATGCATTACAATTGTTATTAGATAATAAGTAAAAAATATAAATATAAATATTAATAATTAAAAATAAGGAGAATACCATGGCATCACCAGGAGTATCAGTTTTCGAACGAAGTATTGGTCAAACCACCACTATAGATAACAATTATTATGCTGCTTTCGTAGGTAAAGATTTTACTATGGGAGAAGCTAATAAGGCTGTTTTAATCACTTCATTAAGTGATTATAAAAGAATATTTGGATTACCAAATAATACAAATTTTAATGAATGGTTTCAAGTAGAAAACTATTTAAGAAATGCAGGTGCAATTTATGTAACAAGAGCAGTAGACGAAAATGGAGCTACTAATTTAGAAGATGTAACTGTATTGGATGCAGCAGCTTTAGCTGATGATTTTATTATTACAGTAGTAGATGCAAGTAAATTATACGTAAATGCAAATATTGATTTAGGTGGAGTATTATATACTATTACTGAAATTAATGGACAAGATATAGAGATTACACCTCCTTTAGAAGCTCCATTAAGTTTAGGAGATACGGTAAAATTAGCTACACCAGCTTATAATGCTATTAATGAAATTGAAGTTAATGGTGGGACAAGTATAAATGTTAGTAATTTTAAAAGTATTTTAAGAGTTATTCCAAATGCTGAAGAATATAAAAATGTTGAATTAAGTATTCCGTTTAGTAGTTTAGTAAATACTAAATTAAGACTTACAGCTAAAAACCCAGGATCGTGGGCTAATAATGTAATCAAAGTTGCTATTGCTAATCCTAGTGACTTTTTAGTTTCTACTAATACAGCATTTGGAAATTCATTAACTGGATATTATGAATATTATCCATCAGCAGCTGAAAATGAAATTGGTATTATTACTCAAAATTCATTAACAGGTGAAACAAATGCATATACTGTAACCTTAACACCAGGATCATTAGACGCTAGTGGAAGAAGTACATATATTGAAGATGTTATTAATGCAAAAGATCCATTTATTTTTATTAAAGACAATACAAGTGTTACAAGTATTGCTAGTAAAATTAATGGAAATGAAGTTGAATTACAATTAGGTGAAGATGGAAAACCAGGTAAAGACGAAGTTGTAAGACAATATCAAGAAGTATATGGAAATCCAGAAGAAATTTCAATTGATTTCTTTATTGCAAACGAAATAGCAAACGTTGAAGTTGTTGTTTTAGCTACAAACTTAGGTGAAACAATGGCAATAGCTGGTGCTAGATATGAAGATTGTGTTGGATTAAAAAGAGAAAAAGCAGTAGAAAATGTATTTAATTACTGTAATACTGGTGATTTTAATATTAACTCTAAATACGGTGCATTTTATGGAAATTATATAGAAATTTATGATATCTATAATGACAAAAATAGATGGATAAACTTAGCGGGTATGTGTACTGGTTTAAGAGCTAAAGTTAACTTTGAAGTAGGACCATGGGGAGCTAATTTTGGTTTAGAACAATATGGACAAATTAATGGAATTAATAAAGTTGCATTTAATCCTGACAAACAACAAAGAGATTTATTATATAAGGTTCATGTTAACCCAATAGTATCGTTCCCAGGACAAGGTACGGTTATATGGGGAAATAAAACTATGTTGAGAAAAAATGAACCATTTAGTAAAATACATGTTAGATCAGCATTTAATGCTTATTCTAAGGCAATTAGAAAAAGTGCTAAATATGTTATTGGGAAACCTAATGATAATATTACTAGAAGTTTATTCTCATCTACAGTTAATCCAGTATTTGAAACTGCTCAAGCAAAAAGAGGTATTGTAGATTTTGCAATTTATTACCCACCTATTACTGATGATAGAGTAATGGATGCTGTTTTCTATATTAAACCTACTGGAGTAGTTGAAACTATCAACTTATACTTTACAGCAGTTGATAATTCAGTTGAAATATCTGAAGTTATTGGAAGAGCGTAAGTTTAATTAATATTAATTATTAATACAAATTAAAGGTTATATCTAAAAAGATATAACCTTTTTTATTCCTTGTTATAATATTTAAGTTCAATTTAAGCCTATTTTTATATAATCTATAAATTAAAGAGAAAGATTAAAGATAATTAAGAATGATTATACGAGACCACATACAAATAACTCCATAACCCTAAACTATTGATTTTTAACTAAATAAAATCTATTAATATTATTTAATTGATTATGACCAAATGAAATAATTATATATAATATTATAGATGAAATTAATAATATAACACAACAAACAAAGGAATAGAATGTCTAATTTACCCTCTCAAACACTACAACCTCAAACTATAGAGTATTATAAATCATTAACTCCAGATCAAATTAAAATAGAATTAGAAAAATGGGAAGATATATATAAATTATCAGATTTGAATCAATATACATTGAAAATTCTAATGAATTCCAGCTACGGATCATTATCGTTGACTTCTAATCCGTTTTCAGCGTACGGAGTGTTGGGTTCTAGTATTACTTCTACTGGTAGGTTTTACAATAGATGGGTTGCTTATAGGGTAAATGAATTTTTAAACAACATATTAAATATGTATACTAAAGAAGAATTATTAGGATTGCCTTTTACGATACAAGGAGATACTGATACAGTAGGTGGAGATTCTATAATTTATTTGGAAGATAAAAAAACATCTATTAAAGATTTCTTCGAATCATGTATATATGATTTTGAAGAACATACCAAAAGTGGAAAACACATAAAACATATTAATAATAGATATAATTGTTTATCATTAAATAATAAATTTGAAAAAGAATTCAAAGATGTTAGATATGTGATGGCTCATGAAGTTGAGAAAAAATACTATAAAATACGAGTTAGAAACGACGAAGTAGTTATTACTGAAGATCACAGTATAATGGTTGTTAGAGATGGAAAATTAATAGAAATAAAACCAAAAGATATAAAAAATACAGATAAATTTATTAGGTTGAAAAATAATGTTTCAGATAATATTTTAGATAATATTTCAAACGATTTAGACTTTGTATCAAATGACAATTGTGAAATTATTGATCTTGGAATTTGTAAAGAAACAGTTTATGATATTGAAGTACAAGATAATCATAATTTTTTTGCTAATAATATTTTAGTCCATAACAGTTCATATAATTTATTAGAACAAATCTGTGATAAATTTGTTCCACAAGCTACTGCATTCGAAAGATTAATATTTGCTCAAGAATATTTTGATGCTAATATTATGCCTGTAATTAAAGAAGCTATTAATGAAGTATCATATACATTAAATGTAAGGCATCCAGAAGTAATGAAAATGGACCAAGAAACTACAACTAGTGCATTTATTTCAGTAGCTCCTAAAAGATACTATTTGAGAAATCATTACAAAGAAATAGAAGGACAAATTGTAATACAACCAATAGACAAGCCAAAATTAAAAATTACTGGATTATCTATTGTTGGGAAGTCTACACCAAGCTGGAGTAAAAAAAGATTAAAACCTTTAATGGAATTAATATTAGATAAAAACGAAAAAGAAATGGCTCAATATGTTAATGACATTAAAAAAGAAATTTATAATGCTGATTTAATTAGTGTATGTCAGTTTAAAAATGTATCTAAAGTAAGTTTTGATTTGTTCGAAGACAATAAATTTTACAGATATAGTGATAATGGAAATTTAACAACAGTAGGTGGGCATGGTAAAGGTGCTTTGTGGTACAATAAATTTGTATTTGATAATCAATTAACATCAAAATACAGTTATATAAAAGCCGGAGATATTGTAAAAGTACTACCAATATACAAAGACAATCCTTTAATCCCATCAGATACAATTGCGTTTACAGATATTAAATTCATTACTGAAACTGGATTTAATAAATATATTGATTATGATGCTTTGTTTGATAAGATATTTGTGTCTAATGTTAATATTATTTTAAAACCATTAAAATGGGAAATATATAATGTTGAAGAAGATTTAATGAGTGCCTGGGGTTTTTAAAATATGAAATATTATGTGGGTTTTAAAAACTATATAAAAGATGAAATTAAATTATTAAAATTAAATAAACCTTTTAAGGCAGGGATGATAAAATGTTATACTGATAATCAAATTGATATTATGTTAGATTTTATATCTTTTCCATTAAGTTTTACATCTATATATGAAGGTCCCAATAATAATGCTTTTAGGAAATTTATAAAAATAGATTACATTTTACATTATTGGAAAAATAGAAAAGAAAAGTATACAAGTTGGGGAACATTTAATGAAGGCAGATGGGAACATAAACATTATACGACTTATGGAGTACAAACTATTAAAGAATTTGAAGGGCAAATACAAAAACATCAAAAAATATGGGACCAATTAACAATTAAACATCCTGAATTTTTATATTAGTCCCAATAAAAGAATTAAGAAAACTTTAAGATAAATTTATTATAATTAATAAATTTTAATTTAAATATTTAAGAAAAAGGAAGAATTATGCCAATAGAAATAGAAAAAATAGAATATAAATGTCAACATTGTAGTGATATTTCGACTACCTTAAAGGAATGTGAAAAACATGAAAGTGAATGTCATTTAAATCCTGTAGTAATAAATGCTGAGAGATTACAAAACAATTTTCAAAAGAGTGTAGAAGAAATCAGATTAACTAGCATAACAATTCCAGAAGTAATTGAAAGAACTATTAAATTGTTAGACGATAATGGAATAGAATTAAAATTAACTTCATATCCTTCACATTTTGGAGAAGAAATATCTAACTCATATATTTGTCCATTAGATGGAGTTACTAATTGGTGTAATGGAGATAAAACAAAACCAAGTAGTTATCCAGGATGGGATGGTGTTTGGGAAGGCATAATTAAATATAAAAACAATAAAAAAAGAATATGTTTTGATAAAATTTATAAAGGTAGGACTAATTATAATGGAGAATTTAATTTCAATATTAATTATATAAATGCATCTGGTGGTAATTTTGGTGAAAAGTTTTCAATGGGAGGTGCCTTGTGGTTACAAGATTTTCCATTAATATATAAAGAATGGCAAGAAAATAATGGAGAATTTAATTTATTAAAAAAAGAATATTTTGACAATGTTAATAAATTTTCCAAACACTATATCAAAATATTAGATTCATTAATACAGGAACACCCAGTATCTAGAGATATAATTACAATGATGGGTAAATTAGAATCTTTAAATATAAAATTAAAAAAGGAATTAGATATATTAAAAGCTAATATTAAATATGAATTTAATAATTCTTATCCTTTTAATTTTCCAAAAATGACTACTGCTTTTATTGATTTAAATCATTATGAAAGTATAAAGAAAATGATTCAAATAAACGAAGAAGATAAACACAATTTGAATGATATTGAAAAACATTTATTAAAATACAATGATGAAATACAACAAATCCATACTCAAATATATGAATATAATAAATATATAAAAAATTACCCAGAAAGGTTATATTAAACTATTAAGGAATATAATGACGGAAGGAATACAAACATTAGCACCACAACCACAACCACAATTTCAAAAATTAAAAGTGGACTATTGTTCTGATTTACATTTAGATTTTTGGTGTAATGAATACAACCCACTGCATCCAAAATTCCACAAAAAAATAGATAAATTTATAGATATGATGGGTTTTGGAGAAAGTCAAGCTCAAGTATTAATAATAAGTGGTGATTTGGGTCATTATAATCAACAAGATCAAGCCTTATTATTAAAATTAAAATCAATATACCAATATGTTTTATTAGTAAGAGGAAACCATGATATGTATTTACTTAGTTCTCAAAAAAGTAAATACGATCACAATTCTTGGAATAGAATAAATGATATGAAACAATTTTGTGAATCTAATAATATTGATTATTGTGATGGGCAAATTATAAATATATCAGGCTTTAATTTCGTTGGAATTGGGATGAGTTGGGATAAGTATTATTATGAAAAATTATCTGGAAAAGAAGTTTCAGAACATGAATTAAAAGTATATTTTCATGATACTTTAAACGATGGAAGAATGATACACGAGGGTGGTAAAGATAACTATTATGTATCAACAGCTTATGGTGGTGGGTTTTTTAATAGTTCATTTGATAATTTTAAATACTTCCAAACAGAATATGAAAAATTATCGAAAATACAAGATTATGATAATATAGATGTAATGATATCCCATTATGTTCCCTTAATAATTCCAAACATGCCGTTAAAATATAAAGAAAGTTTATCTACAACCTTTTATATGTTTGATGGGTATAAAGATATTGAAAGAATAAACCCCCAATATTGGGTTTTTGGTCATACTCATATAGAATATAACTTCAAACATCCAACTACTAATACTACGTTTTTATGTAATCCACTAGGTTATCCTAATGAAAATACATATACAAGAATAAAAACATTTATTCTAGATAAAAAACAGTAAACAAAAATTAGAAAAGCTCTTAAAAAACTTTAAGTAACATTTAAGTAAACTTTAAGACTCTTCTAATATAATAAATTGTTATAATAAGGAGAAGCAATGACAATAAAAATAACAAATAAACTAAACAAGAAGAATTTATTAGATTTAAGTGGGTCCCGTTTAGGGATAAAGATATTAGGAACAATTTGTTTTTCAACTATGTTAATAGGCTCTAGTTATTGGGGTTATGAAAAACAAAATACAAGAAATACGAATAACACAAATAATACAAATAATACAAACTTTTTAAAAATAAACGAATCTAATATACTATTATTATCAGATATATTAAAAGATACAGAATTTAATATATCACAAAATAAGACTTATCAAACTTTTTGTTTATCTATAGAAGATTATAATATAGAACTATATACACACTCATTAATTAATGGTGCCAGAAAAGTAGTTAAAGAAATTTCATTACCAGAAGATAAAGCTAATGAAATAAAGGAAAATAAAAAATTAACACATTTCCAACAAAAAAATATTATAAAAGCATATCACATTGGAAATACTGTAAAAGCAAAGGATGGAACGTCATTTGGAATTACATTAGCCGGGATAATGGCTCAAGAAAGTAGTTATGGAACTAAATTATATAATACTGAAAAATTTGATAAAATAAAAACATCGGTCGGTGCTTTTCAAATGCATATACCTACAGCTAGGTTTATTATAAAAGAATATGAATTGGTTAAGTATGAGGATTTAAATGACACAGATTTAGCTTACAAATTAGCCCACGATTTTGAATTTAGTGCAGTATTGGCTGCTTTATATTTAAAACGAAATTATGAAGTAGCCTTAGAATTCCATAAAAACCCATGGAGGGCTACTGTGAGTAGATATAACGGTGGTTGGTATAATAATGAGTATTTAAATTTAATTACTAAAAAAATGGAAACCATACAAGAAATAATAAAAACATATAAAATATAAAATAAAAAGGTAAAATATGAGCATTTGGTTTACTTCTGATTGTCATTTTGGACATAAAGTTATTACGAAATACAGAAACCAATTTAATTCAATTACAGAACACGATTCAATTATATTGGATCAAATAGCTAAACTCAATAAAAGAGAAATATTATATGTAATTGGAGATTTTTTATTTGAAAACCCTAATTACGAACAGTATTTAAAACAAATTTCTAAAATGAATTGTCGAATAAAGTTAGTAATGGGGAATCATGATAATATTGATTTATATAAACAACAAATAGCTACTAATATAGAAATTCAATTACCTTTATTTTCTTATAAAAATTATTGGATTTCTCATTGTCCTATACACCCCCATGAACTACGAAACAGAATTGGGAATATTCATGGCCATTTACATCATGCTATATTGAATGATGATAGGTATTTTGATGTTGGCTTAGATAAAAATGATTTTAAATTTGTTAATTTTGACCAAATACAGGATACTTTTAAACAAAGGAATTTAATTATTTAATTATTTAAATTAAGAATATTTTAAGATTTATATATTATAATTATCATAAATATTACCTAAAGGCTAACAATGGATATTCATATCAATCCTAATATTAAAAATACTCGAGATACTCAAGATACTGAGGAAATTAAACCAAAAAAACACAATATATTCGGCATTATGGGGACTATTTTTACTAAAGAATATTACCCTTCTGAAGAAGAAGTAAGCAAAATAATTCCATATCAATTAAACCAATGGTTGAGTTCAACACCCAGTTCTATTAAAACTGCTCATTTTTTAAATAGTGCAAATAAACTACCTAAAGATATTCAATTTAAGTTTGCTTATTTTACTGTTCCAAAATCATATAGACCAAAATTCCCAAAAAAATCAGAATTAAATAACCAAGATGAAATCGATTATAATATTTTAATGTATAAATATAAATGTAATATAGATATGGCGAGGCAATATAAAAAACTATTACCAGAAACTGAATTATCTAAATTACGAAATCAATATAAAAATTTTGATTTTAAAAATATATAAAGAAAGAGTGTAATAATATGACTAATATGGTAAGAATACCTGACAACAAATTAGATTTATTAGAAGAAATAATAAAAACTATAGACAATGTACATTTTAATGATTCTAGAATATATCATGAAATTCAAGAAGCCATAGATTCTCAATTACATAAAAATATAGATTTATTATTGATTAGATGCAAGGCTTTATTTAATAATGGATATTATTGTGATACAGTAATATATCATAAATTAAGTCAAATATTATGAAATTATGAAAGAAAACGAATGGCATATAATATATACAACATAACACATTATGATTTGGACGGAGTGGGGAGTGGAATAGCTCTAAAATTGGTATATCCAAATATCATAACATACCCTACAGGATATAATTCTTTATTATCAACAGTAATGGAATTAGAACAAAAACTAATGAAAGATGATATTCTTTTTATAACGGATTTACAGATTACAGATGATTGTATAATGGTGTTAAAGGAATACATAAAAAAATATAACTTACAAATTGTTATATATGACCATCATAACGATTTAACTGAAAGTTTGTATGATTCTGGTATAAATTATAATCATAGTAAAACTTTAAGTGGGACTGGATTAACTTTTAAACATTGCTATTCACAATTAAAAGAAAAATTGTCTGTAGATGAATTGAACTATTATAATAGTTTTTTTAGAAGTATTGATAGTTATGATGTTTGGAATTGTAATTCAAATGAATCTAGTTTACAATATTTTAATCAGGGTGTTAAATATAATGATTTGTTTTGGGAGTATGGGTTTAATAAATTTTTAATAACATATTCTAATATTAAGAACTTGAATAAAAATACTGAATTACGGGATATGGAAAGAATAAGAGACACTAAACAAAGGTATTTTAATGATTTAGTTCATACCAATAAAGTATTAAAAAACCCAACATGGTGTATTACATTTTCAGACAAATATTTTAGTGATATCCAATTACAATTCCCAGGACATAAATATTATATAAATATTACAAGTAAAAGTAATATTAGTCTAAGAGTTCAACATGGGGAGTATAATGTAATTCCCGAATTTATTGAATTTTTAAAACAATACAAACCTATTAGGGGTGGGGGTCATGAATATATACATTCGACTCAATTAGAACAACAACCATCTCAATTAATAGATATTATACAGAATTTCTTAAAATATTTCAATGAAAATTTAATAAAATATACAGTTAAGAATATTTAAAAGTATTCAAAAAGGAAAACTAAATGACAAAACAACAAATATTAAGTTTTTTAAAAACATATAAGCATAAAGATAATGAAATATTAAAATATTCATCATTAAATAATATATTAGATAAAAAGACATTAAGTGATCCAAAAAATGTTATTTCTACAGCTGTTAAAAATAAAGATATTAAATTTATTTGTGATCTATTTAAAAATATATATAAAGTAAATGGAGAAGTATCATATAATAGTTCAAAAAACAATTATGTGATTTTAGAAAAAAGAGGATCAACTATTGTTAGTTCTAGAGTAGGGACATTAACAGTTACTAAAGATTCTATAACATTTGCAGTAGATAATCTACACAAATTAACAATTGAAATGCCAAAGGTTACTGAAAAAAATTTTGATATTATTAAAGAAGATATAATAAAAGAATTAAAGAAATCTAAAATCAAATCAAAAGACGAATTTAAAAAATTTGTCGATAATATATTAGCTACTAAATTTTAATTAAGAAGATTTTAAGCTAATTATTATATAATAAGTTTTAAATTAACATAAAGGAAAAATATGACAGATTTATTTGACATTTTGTCAGAAGATCAAATCACTTCATTAAAAAATAAAATAATTCCACAAAATAACAATATTATTGTATTTAGGGATGAAGTACCTACAAAAAATTCATCAGGGTTGGTATTACAAGCTGTTCAAACTGGTGTAAAAACAATAACTGGAACTGTTGTGTTATCAGCCGATTCCACAATTACAGATAATACAAAAATTATTTTTGGTAGTTTGAGTGGAATTGATTTTGAAGTTGATGGAATAAAACTTACAAGTCTAAAAAAAGACGATATTATTGGTATTTTTAAAATTTAATATAAAGGAAAATAGTGACATTGGATATGAATAAGTTAGATACTAAAGATCTAGCTACTGCTATAATGTATGGATTATTAAAAGATATTGACGTTAAAACAATTACGGATTCATCTCTTACTAATACTGAAGAACAAAAAGTAAAAAATATTTTACAAAATCATTTAAAACAACTTGTTACAGGTATGAATGATAAAGAAATTATAAATTTTCACTCAATACCTGAAATGGTAAATTATATTAAAAAGGAAAAATATGAAAGATTTTAGTTTTGGAAATGAAGCAAGACAAAAATTATTAAATGGAGCTAAGATTTTAGCTAAGTTAGTGGCTAGTTCTTTAGGACCAAAAGGTAGAAATACTTTAATTGAACAAACATTAGGTGAACCAATTCTTACAAAAGATGGTGTTACAATAGCTAATAATGTGTTTTCAGATGATCATGTTGAAAATATGGCAATGAAAGTAATTAAACAAGCAGCTAATAACACAAATAACCAAGCTGGTGATGGAACAACTACTACTACAGTATTATCTTACAATTTACTTAAAAGAGGAATAGCAGCAGTAGATAAAGGTGCTAATCCAGTACAAATTAAAAAAGGTATGGATAGAGCTTTAGTTGATATTAAAGAAACATTAAAAGAATTAAGTGAAAAAATTACTACTGATTTACAAGTAGAACAAGTAGCTACTATTTCAGCTAACGGTGATGTTGAAACAGCTAAATTAGTTTCAAAAGCAGTATCTTTAGTAGGATTAGATGGTATAATTACGATTGATGTGGCTAAAGGTTTAGAAGATGTTATTGAAACAACACAAGGTATGAAAATTGATAAAGGATATTTAAGTCCATACTTTATTAATAACCAAGAAAAATCTACAGTAGAAATGAAAAATCCATTAATATTATTGGTTAATGATAAAATCATTAGTTTTAATGATTATGTAAATGTTTTAACACAAATTCAACAAAGTGGAAGACCATTATTAATTATTGCTGAAGATTATGAAAATGATCCTTTAAATACATTAATTGCTAACAAAGTTCAAGGTGCTTTAGATGTTGTTGCTATAAAAGCCCAAGGATTTGGTGATAATAAAACAGATATATTAGAAGATATTGCTATTTTAACTGGTGGTCAAGTATTATCACCAAATACGATTCCAGTAAACCAATCAGATATATCATATTGTGGTACTTGTGAAAGTTTAACAGTAAGTAAAAATGATACTATTATTATTAATTCAAGTAATGAACAATTAATAAATGAAAGAGTTGAATTATTAAAAAAACAAATTGAAACTAGTACAAATGAACACTATATTAAAAATTTAAAAAATAGAATAGCTAGGTTAACTGGTGGTGTTGCTGTATTAAAAATAACTGCACAAACAGATATTGAATTAAAAGAAAAAAAATATAGATTAGAAGATGCTTTAAATGCTTGTAGAGCTTCTATTGAAGAAGGTATTGTTCCAGGTGGTGGAAATACATTAGCTTATATTGGAAAAATATTAAAAGAAACAAAATTACTTAATATTGAATTTTCATCGACTGATGAATTCCAAGGATATGAATTGGTATTAGATAGTTTAAGTGCTCCTTTTATTGAAATATGTTACAATGCAGGATTAGATGGACGTGAACTTTTAAAATTATTAACTGAACCAAATAAAGGGATAAATGCTTTAACTGGTGAAACAGTAATATTAAAAGAAAGTGGAATTATTGATCCAGTTAAAGTTGAAAGAGTAGCTTGTGAAAATTCAATTTCAGTTGCATCTAGTTTATTAACAACAGAATGTACAATTACAAATAAACCAAAATCGTAAGATTTGGTTTATTAATAAATTAAATTATTATATATTGGATTTAAAATGAAACTATTAAAAAAAGATAATTCAATTTCTGAATTATTACCTCGAGAAGATGTAATAGGTTTAGTTAGCTATGAAGTTGATATTGATGATAAAATTAATATTGTAGGGTCACATATATTAAATTATATGGATGAAAATGGTTTTGATAGCATTAAAATTCATTTTTTTTACTTCAACCCAAAACCTAACAAATCATTTTGGAATGTATTCAAAATGTTTAAAAATAAATCCCCTCAAATGAATATAACTTTTCATGATAATAGTTTAGATGAAAGACCGGGAACTGTTTATTTGAATAGAGGTGATGAAGAAGAAAAACAAAATATTAAATATGTTAGTAATGGATCGTATTATATTGTTGGTGATGAGTTGTTACAACGTTTAGATCCATTAATTCAAAAAGCTAAATATAATTATAAAAAAATAAATATATTACAAAAAATGTTTAATTATTTAAAACAAAATAACCCTATCTAAAATAAAAACTCTAGTTATTACTCTACTCTTACTATAATTAAATTATAAATATCTCCAAACTAAGGAGATATTTGTGTCTACTAATAATACTAATGATTTATCACAAACTACAGACCAAAATATCAATATAATTGAAGATACTACTAATAATACTAATGATACTAATACTGATGAATACTATATAGAATATGATGATTATATTCATAGACGAAATAACCGTACTTTTACTGAAAACAGTATGGGAGAGCGAAAATATGATGCTATCACAATTAGCGCTAATAACGAATTAGCTCTAATCGAAGAGCATTACAGGAGAGTTACAAAACATTTACAACAATTCCAACTACCTAAGAATAGTGAAGGCAATCATATAGATATATATGGAAGATCTATTGTTTTTGAGGGGTTAAAAGGTTTAAAAAAATGTGGAGTGCAATTACCATTAACCCAAATTCATATTGATGAAATTATAAAATGTAGTCAAGATATAGTATATTTTGCGGAACATTATGTACAAATATTAACTCCACTAGGATATAGGCCAGTATTGTTAAGAGACTTTCAATTAGATTTATTATTACAATTAAAATCACATAATAGAAATTTAATTAAATTACCAAGACAAGCGGGAAAATCAGTAACTACATGTATATATTATTTACATAAATTAATATTTTCACCAGTTCCCGAAACTATTGGATTTGCTGCTAACGTATTATCATTAGCTCAAGAGAATTTAGATAGATTAAAGGAAATGTTTATAAGTTTAGGTGATTATCCTTACATACAAATAGGAGTAGATACTTGGAATAAAACCAATATTACTTTGGAAGGTAAAAAAAGGGTATTAACATCAGCGATGAATGACAGACCATTTATGGGTTATACTTTAACGGGTATATTTATTGATGAAGCTGCTTTTATTAACAACTTAGAAGAACTTGAAACATCACTATTACCTACATTATCACAAGCTAGAAATGGAGGAGATTTAATTTACATTTCCACCCCAAAAGGTAAAAATACCTTTTATGAAAAATGGATGGCTGCTGTACAAGGTAGAAGTGAATTGTTACATTTCGGTATAACTTGGGATACAATCCCAGGTAGGGACGAAGCATTCAAAGAGAAAATGTTAAAAAGTGGAATGACAATTCAAAAATTTAGACAAGAATATCAAACTACTTTTATAGGATCATCTCATACATTAGTTGACGGAGATATGTTAGAATATATTAATAATAACTATATTAAACCAATTCCTATTGATTTTTATCAATTAGATGGTGTTAGGCAGTATGATAAACCATTAAAAAACCACAGATACGTACTATCATTAGATGGTGCTAAAGATGGAATAGATGAATTATCATTTCATGTAATTGATATTACTAGTTTTCCGTTTAAACAGGTATTAGCTGCTAATTTATTAATAGAATATTTAAGAATGCCATTTTATATTAATTTAATAGCTAGTGAATACAATATGGCTACTATTATAGTTGAAAATAATGAAGGAGCGGGTCAAAGTATAGTAGATAGTTTAAATTACAATTATGAATATCCATATTTGTATAAAGATGTAGGAAAAAGCTATTTTGGTTTTAGGACTACATCTAAAAGTAGAAACGGTATATTATCATCATTAAAAATGTTTATAGAAAAGGAATATTTAATACTTCGAGATGATAAAACATATCAACAATTATTAAGATTTGTAGATAATGGAAGTGGAAAATTTGAAGCTGAAAGAGGACACAAAGACGATTTAATAATGGCTTTAGCTATTGCTTTTGCTCCTTTCCAAAACATGAAAAATTTTAGTGATTATGATAAATTAATAACTATAATGGAAAATAATATGAAAGATAATGTAGATGAACAAGAACAATTACAAGAGATGCTGAGTTTAGGGTTTTTTAGTGAGGATATTGATGATTATGAATATAATGATGATCCAATAATAAATGCTAAGTATGATGAATTTTTAGATTCATTTGTAATAGATGATGATTTTGATATCGATGAATTTAATAATGTTGACAAATATAATGAAAATAAAGAAATAAAAGACAACTTTGAATAATTTATTATAATTAAGAAGGATTTAAGATCTCTTAATTATAATCATGTACAAATTTAAAATTAATTAATAAGGTAAAATATGGGCAGTGAACATAAAGAGAGAAATGGAGGTCTTTGGAGTACTAAAGATAAACATTATCTTGATAAAATTAAATTAGAACATTTAGGAACTACTGACAAAAACTTTACATTAGAAGAATTAAATCAACTTGTAATGGATAAAAAAATCCCAACAGCTGAATATACCTTAGAAGAAATAGGATATTTATGTGGACTTTCAAGAGAAAGAATAAGACAAATAGAAAATAGTGCTATTAGAAGAATAAAATATAATTTAATTAAAAACCAAAATCCTAAGTTTAGAGAGGATTTAAAGGAATTATTGAATTATATTTCTACTAGCTCTGATAATTCTATAAATGAAATGATGTTGGACATACATAGAGGTTTTAGTAGAGGGAGTGGAAATAACCAAAATTAAAACTAAAATAATTAAACTTAAACGAAAGGAAAAATAATGAATGCAACAAATGCAATAAGTGGCATTAATGGTAATGCAGGTGTAACAAACCCCACAGTTGGTGTAAATGCTAAATCAAATACTCAAGCTAAGTTTGTTCTTAATTTAGATATAGGATATTCAGCTTCTAAAATTTTATTTAATGGAGTTTTTAAAAAAATCCCAACAGCTATTAGTTTTGCTTTAGATAGTGGGATTAATTATGGTGATGAAAAAGATGTTTATTCATTTGAAGGTGAAAGATATTGTGTAGGTGAAGAAGCTACTAATGATGAAAGTTTTACAACCACAAACTATCAATTCATGAATAAATTTGGTCCATTAATAACATATCATATAAGAAAAAAATGTGGTATCCCAGATAATGAAATCATAACTATTAATACTGGTTTAGCATTAGCTGATTGGTCTAAAAAAGATGAATTTATAACTAAATTATCTAGAATAGAAGTTGATGGAAAAATTATTGAAAATAATGTCCAAGTAATCCCTCAAGGAGCTGGTGTATATTATGATTATGTATATAATAATTTAAACGGAATAAATCCAGGTGTTACTAGTGTAATTGATATTGGGTATAATACAGTTAATTTTTTAGTGTTTGAAGATGGAAAACCGGTAAGAAAAAAATCAAAAGGTTATATTGGACATGGTGTTACTTCTATTGTATCTTCATTTAGAAATTATTTAGAAGCTACTTTTAATATCCCATTTTATGATCAAGAAAGTATTAAAATATTTTTAAGAGGTTCATTTACATATAATGGTGTTGATCAAGAACAAGTAAAAGAAACAATTACTACTCTTAAAAAGCAATTTGTTCAAAAGCTTATGAATTCAGTTTTAATAAATGAAAAGAAAACATTATCTACTAGTGATGTAGTTATATTAGCTGGTGGTGGTACTTATTTCTTAGAAAATGGTATTAATTTTCCACCAAACGTTCATTTTAAAGAAATATCACCTTATGAATTTTCAAATGTTAGAGGTTATAGTATAGCTTTGGGAGGTAGATAATTATGAATAATATTAATAACATTAATAATTTAAGCAATGTATATAATGATATACATACTAATACAAATAAACCCCAAGTAGTAGATCAAACAGTAAGGTTTGATCAAGAAATATATGATGTTATATCTAATATAAACCCAGTTTATAGAAATTCAATGATAAACATGGCTTTAAAACAATTTTTTGATACTGATATATTTAAATATTATTTTTCTAAAAATGAAGAAGACAAGGAAATAGTAAACCCAAATATTTCGATTACCCCTAATGTTTCAAATATTTCAAACATAGAATCAGTACATAACATACAACAGGTTCAACAAACCCAACAAAATTTAACCCCAGCACCAGCCATAGCTAGTTGGGATAATTTTTAATAGTATGTATAAATAAAATACAACTAAAAACCTATTTAAAATAGGTTTTTCTTATCACATTATTAAAACAATTAAATCAATACAAAGGATAATTTTTATGAAAATTATGATTCAAAAGAGAGATGGTCATAGTGAATTATTAGACATTACAAAAATTCAACAAATGACACAAGATGCTACGAAAGATCTTGATGGAGTAAGTCAAAGTGAACTAGAACTAGATGCTCAAATAAAATTTGTTGATGGAATGAAATCATCAGATATTCAAGATACATTGATAAAAACAGCAGTTGAAAAAATTGATATAGATGTTCCAAACTGGACATTTGTAGCTGCTAGATTGTTCTTATATGATTTATATCATAGAGTTGGAAGAACAACACATGGAATTAAAGGGCAAAATTACGGTCATTTAAAAGATTATATTAAAAAAGCAATTGAATTGAATAAAATAGTATATAACTTAGCTGATGGATATGATATAAATGATTTAAATGATTATATTAAACCAGAGAGAGACTTTTTATTTAACTATTTAGGTGTAAAAACATTATATGATAGGTATTTATTAAAAGATGATAAAAAAAATCCAATAGAATTACCACAACAAATGTTCATGGCAATTGCAATGTTTTTAGCTCAAAATGAAAAAGATAAACAACAAAAAGCAAAAGAGTTTTATGATGTAGTTTCTAAATTTGAGGTTATGCTTGCAACTCCAACACTATCAAGTGCTAGAAGAATTAGAAGCCAATTAAGTTCGTGTTATATTGGGAGTTCTCCAGACAATATCGAAGGTATTTTTGATGGTTATTCTGAAATGGCTTTATTATCTAAATTCGGTGGAGGAATTGGATGGGATTGGAATCAAATACGAGCAATTGGTGGTGTTATTGATGGTAAAAAAGGAGCAGCTGGTGGTGCTGTACCATTCTTAAAAATCACAAATGATATTGCTATTGCAGTTGATCAACTAGGTGTAAGAAAAGGAGCAATTGCTGTTTACATTGAACCATGGAATATGGATGTTGTTGATTTTATTGACTTAAAGAAAAATTCGGGTGAAGAAAGAAGAAGAGCACATGATTTATTTCCAGCTTTATGGATCAATGATTTGTTTATGGAAAGAGTATTAGAAGATGGAAACTGGACATTATTTGACCCCGCTGAAGTTAAAGATTTAAGTGAATGTTTTGGTGATGAATTTAAAGCAAAATACGTTTCATACGAACAAAATCCAAATAAAAACACAATAGTAATGAAAGCAAAAGATTTATGGAAAAAGATCTTAACTTCATATTTTGAAAGTGGAAGTCCATTTTTATGTTTTAAAGATACAGCAAATAAGGTAAATCCAAATTCACATGTTGGGCATATTAGATCTAGTAATCTTTGTACAGAAATTTTCCAAAACACAAACCCAAATCACTACAAAATGAAAATCCATGTAAATGATGGGAATAGTTATGTATTATTTGAAGAAAATGAAATTGTAAAACTAATTAACAATAGAACCAAAAAAGGTAAAGATATTAATTCATTAGACATATTAGAAAGTGGTACATATATTGATAATAATGGACAAATTGTTATAGATGACAAATGTCAAATATATACAGTAGAAAAAGAAAAAACTAATGGGCAAACAGCAGTATGTAATTTAGCTAGTATAAATTTATCAAAAATCCATACACAAGCTGATTTAGAAAGAGTAATTCCAATAGCTGTTAATATGTTAGATAATGTTATTGATTTAAATTATTACCCACTTAAAAAAGTAAAAGATACAAATTTAAAATCTAGAAGTATTGGTCTTGGTGTTATGGGTGAAAGCCAAATGTTAGCTGAAAAACAAATTATGTTTGGAACTCAAGAACATTTTGATGAAATTAATAAAATTTTTGAATGTATTTCATATAATGCCATTAAATCTTCAAATGAACTAGGAAAATTAAAAGGAAATTATAGAGATTTTAAAGGTTCTAATTGGTCAAAAGGGATATTACCACATGATCATGTTTCAGAAGATGTTAATAATCTACTTACAAATAAAGAAAGTTCTGTTTATTCAAAACAACAATGGGATCAATTAAGAGAAGATTGTAAAAATAATATGAGAAATGGTTATTTAATGGCAATTGCTCCTACAAGTTCTATTTCAATTTTAGTTGGTACAACACAAGCAATTGAACCTGTTTATAAAAGAAAATGGTTTGAAGAAAATTTATTAGGATTAATTCCAGTAGTTGCTCCTAATTTAAATCCAGAAACATATCAATATTATGTACCTGCTTTTGAAGTTGATCAATTACAATTAATAAAAGCTGGAGCTATTAGACAAAAATGGATAGATCAAGGTCAAAGTTTAAATGTGTTTATGAGCTTAGACAAAGCAAGTGGAAAACATTTACATGAGATTTATACATTAGCTTGGAAATTAGGTCTTAAATCAACTTATTATTTAAGAAGTCAAAGTCCAGAAGCAAAAAATGATGTTGAAGATAGAAGTATGGAATGTGCTGGTTGTCAGTAATTTAATATA